TTACATCTTAACTTTAATCACTTCACCATCTTTGAATGCGAACTCTATGTAGCGTTGAAAGATGGTGATTTTTTCGATTAACCGGCGAACCAACTGCGGGTCGAATTCTTGAATACCGTGTTGATGTTCATCCACGAAGTCGCTAACCTGGTCGATATTATGGAGCTTGGCTTGATTTTCGGATTCAATCCTTTGGACCTTTTCTTTTTGGTTACGCAGCTCCATTACTTGCTGGGTAAGGTCATTACAATTTTGATGCTGGTTAGCTGCTTGGATCAGCTTCAACTGCGCTTCTTCTAGTCGTTTGTCCAGCTCCTCAATCGTAGGCCCTTTGGAGTTCTTAACGATTTTCATGATATTCGCTTTGATTTGCTTATCCGCTAATTCATGGCTTTCGATTAGCTGATTGATGGCATCAAGGGTAGCGGTTTTGAGAAGAGGTTCTTTGACATTGCGGATCATGCAGCGGCTGCCTTTTTTACTGCGTTTAATACGGCTGGCACAGCGCCAAACTGCAACCTTAACGGGGTTATACCACATATTTCGTTGGAAGATATCCCCACATTTTCCACAATAGACCCGTTGCGAAAAACAATACTTGCTGTTAACTCTCCGGTGTTTGCCATTCTTAGTGGTGATACCGTTATGGCGCCGCTGGATCAAGTTCTGTACTTGCATAAAAACGGACTTGGGAATAATAGCGGGATGGTCGTTCTCAACATAGTACTGCGGCATAATGCCATTGTTCTTAACGCGCTTCTTGGTTAAGAAGTCAACGGTGTAAGTTTTCTGTAGTAGAGCGTCACCCATATATTTCTCATTCTTGAGGATCAAGGCAATCCCGCTAGAGTGCCAATTAGTTTTCTTTCCACCCGTTAATACACCGTCTGCTTTGAGTGCTTCGGCAATTTGCTTCATCGTCATCCCTTGCAGGTAGCTGTAGAAGATCCGTTTAACTGTCTTGGCTTCCTCTGGTTCAATCACCAGGTTGCCCTCTTTATCTTTGGTGTAGCCGAGAAAGTGATTATGGTTGATTAGCACTTTGCCTTGCTGGTAACGGTACTGCAGGCCGAGCTTAACGTTTTGCGATAGCGACTCACTTTCTTGCTGGGCGAGGGAAGCCATAATGGTAATTAAGACTTCACCCTTAGCATCCATGGTATTGATATTCTCCTTCTCAAAGAAGATGGCCACGTTGATGGCTTTCAGGTCACGAATGTATTTTAAACAATCGATCGTGTTTCGAGCAAAACGGCTTATTGACTTGGTGACAATCAGATCAATCTTCCCTGCTTTACAGGCTTTGATCATTTTATTGAATTGATCACGCTTTTTAGTGTTAGTTCCCGAGATCCCATCGTCGGCAAAGATTCCAGCAAAGTCCCAGCTGGGGTCTTTTTGAATCAATTCTTTGTAGTGGCTAACCTGTGTTTCGTAGGAGTTAGCCTGTTCATCGAGTTCAGTTGAAACCCGGCAGTAGGCAGCAACTCGCAGCCTTTCTGATTGCGGTTCATCTGGAGAACGGTTAATGCTGTTGCCGTGTTGCTGATGAGCCGGAATGATACGTACTTTACCCAATTAAATCTACCTCGCTTTTGATGATGCTATACAGATATTCTGCTTGTTTTAATGGTTCATTAAAACGTTGACGAATTACCTCACGATAAAAATGCTGACTGACCAAGGTATTCTTCGGCAGGTGTTCAGCCAAATGCAGTCCGCACTTGAGTTGAAAGACAATCTCGTGTTGGCTATTAACTTTGATGTTCTGGACAAAAGCCTTGAATAAGCCAGAATCAAAGTCGTCCAGCATTTGTCCCTGTTGGCACCAGCGAAGAAGGTCACGAAAATCTCCCAGGTTATTAGCATTATCAGTATTGTTGCTGCTAATTTGCTTGATCTGTTGCTGGCATTGATAGCTACTTTGTTCCAGTTCAGCGGTCTGATTAATGTACAGCCCCTTATCGATTAAGCCTTCTTTCACTAATTTCATCAGCGTTTCGGCTTTCTGATCGTTGGACTCAATCTGATTAGTTAATTTGCTTAATTATCCGTCTGGATCGTTGAAGTTTTCCTTCAGCTCTTGTACCAATGGAGAGAGTAAAAATTTCCTGCTGAAAATCAGTTTATTCATCATGATGCAGAAGGCATTTTGAATGCTTTTTTCAGAAACCGACTTCACTGGACATAGCTTTGCCGAGTGCAAATGCTTCTGACAAGCCCAGCAGATTTTGTTAGGGCGGGTTTGACGCTTGAAAGTGGAGCCGCAATGGTCACAAATGATCTTGCTAGAGAATAGGTAGTGTTGTTGATACTTATGACTGCCGGACTCAATATTTCGCTGTTGGGCAGTTTGTTTTAACCATTCTTGTACTTCATTAAATTCGCGATGGCTGACTAAGGCCGGATGATGTTCTTCAATTAAGTATTGTGCTAGTTCACCTTGATTAAAATGCCGGTGGTATTGATCATCACGGTAAGTTTTTTGGCACAGCATATCGCCGGTATAGTTGATATTGCGAAGAATATTAATGACCGTACTGCTCCACCAATGGTGGCCACGCTGGGTTGGAATATGTTCATTGTTCAGCTGCTTAGCAATTTGACCAGTTGATGTGCCTCGGAGAAACTGACTGAAGATTTGTTTCACGATCCGAGCTTCTCGTGGCCTAATAGCCAAATTGCCATTCTGAATCGAGTAGCCGTATGGTGCTGAAGAAACTTTGAAACTGCCATCCGCAAACCGCTTTCGAATGGACCAGCGTAAATTACCCGCAGTTGAGTGTGATTCATCCTGAGCAATGCTGCTGAGAATAGAAAGAAACAGTTCACTAGCCATCTCACCCGTATTGATTCGTTCCTTTTCAAAGTAAATTGGAATGTTTAATTGTTGTAGTTCACGAACAATTTGCAAACAATCAGTAGTGTTACGTGATAGTCGGCTAATTGACTTGGTAATCACCAAATCGATCCGGTGGTTATGGCAATCAGCGAGTAATTCTTTTAAGGCATTGCGGTGATTCAGTTTGGTGCCCGAAATCCCCTCATCAAAGTAGATTCTAGCTAGCTGCCAATTAGGATGGCGGTTGATATATTCCTGATAATGCTGCCGCTGATTTTCCAGGCTTTCCAATTGTGCTACGTTATCAGTGGATACCCGGCAATAAGCCGCTACTCTTAATTGTTTCACATCACGTTGGTAGCCTTGAATTTTCGTAATGGTTGACATGGCAAACCTCCTTTCATCAGTGTGGTATGTTAGCTCTGAACAGTTGATGTATCAACGCTTTCTGGCTTTAATGGTGGAAAGGATTGCTGATTTAATTGATCAATTTGCTTGAATTCATTCTCGGAGATCAATCCCTTGTTTAGTAGTTTCGTGATGAGCTGGCGGGATTGTTGATAATGCAGTTCATTCAGTAATTGTTGTTGTGTTACGTTAGTTTTAAAGGGCATCAGTGGTTGGTGAGTCACGGTTTTAACTTTTTTAGTCATTGTAATTACCTCCACTGATAAGCCAGCTAAGTCCAAAAAGTAAACCATGGCAAAATAAAAAAGCCTGCAGACCGCAGTCCACAGGCATGAATTAAAGTAGTTGATTGACACGTTGCTGAATTTGATGGGGGTCATAACCGGCTCGTCTTAGACGGTTAATTCGATCACTACCGTTACCCCAGGTTCCGCGAATTACCTCACGGGCCACTTGGTCGACGGATTTTCGATTCAATAGTTGATTAACTTTTTCTTGGACGATTGGGTAATTATAACCCGCCGCGGTTAAACGCTGTTGCCGATCAGCGCCATTACCCCATTGACCAGCTAGTACTTCATTAGCCAGTTCATCAGAACTCTTTCTGGTGACTGGCCTTTCTTTGTTAATCACGGCAGCGTAATCGATAAACGCATAATCTAAATCGCAGCTACCATTAACACCAGGCACGGAACCGGTAGAAGAATGCTGCCAGATGCCGTAGCTGCCATTATAGTTGCAACGTGATCCGTACTCAGCTACCCAGATAGCATAACGTTGGGCGACTACTGGAGAGATGTAGGTCTGCAGTGGTGATTGGGAGATGTATAACCCTGCGTAGCAACCATGCTGTTCAAGAACCGAGCAGAAACTTTTTACTAAACTATCGCAAAAACTCCGTCCTTGTCGGAATTGCCACTGTTCTTCCAGGTCAAAGTAGATTGGAAAGTCAAAGTGACGATTGCCCAAGACGGTTAAGCAAGCGCAGGCTTCGTTAGCAGCATCAGCGGGTGAAATCGCATAGGAGTACCAATAAGCGCCCACTTGCAAACCAGCCGACTTCGCTTGAGCATAGTGTTCTGCAAAATAGCGATCTTCTTGGCTAGCTGAGCGTCCATATCCAGCGCGAACTAGGACGAACTTAACACCACTAGCTTTGACAGCTTGGAAGTCAACATGCCCCTGCCACTCTGAAATATCAATTCCTTGGATCATGATTTATCACCATCCTTATCGTGTAATTGCTGCAAAACACTCTTTAGTTTATCGGGCACTGGCAAACCGAGGCGGCTGGCATTCTCAAGTAGGGAAATACCTTCATTGGAAATGTAAAAGAAGATGGTAGCCGTTCTGATTGCCGAACCGTTCTTCAATAAATGAATGTCTAAGACATTAGCAATTCCCACTAAAACTAAAATGAGAATTTTCCTGGTGAGTCCTCGGAAGCCAATTTCGCTCGATAGCTGATGTTCATTGATGGCACAGAGGATTCCGGTTAAGTAATCCACCACCATAAAGATCAGCAGGGCATACAAGAAATCATCCAGCCCGCCCAAGTACCAGCCAAGAAAAGCACCAATGGCACCACAGCAGGAGTTGATAGTAAGCAAACTTGTTTTCATCTTGGTAAATAAACTCCTCTCGAGTATTCAGCTTTGATTTCCATATATTCATGACCGTATTTGACATAATCGATAAAGCCAATGTTGTAACCTCGGTTCTCAAACCAGATGTTAGTGTTTTCGTCAATATCGTTACGGTAGCGAATGATGAAAGAGAGCTGCTTTTCCAGCTTTACGGAAACGGCGGTGTAATATTCCTGGCCATGCAGAGCAGAAACCTTGGCCCAAACTTCTGCAAAAATACTATTTTCCCGAATATCTTCACCAGTATTAGGGTTGATTTTCCCAGTATCCATCATTTTCATTAACTGAATTCGTTTGTTCAGTTCGCCAATATCAGCGATTTTGCTGACCCGTTTATTTTGCTGCTGCAATTAAAATTCCTCCTTCCGGTAAGGCGCTAAAATAGCACGGAGAAATTTAATCATGGCATCAAAATCGGCCGTTTCTCGGTATTCGTAAAGGTAGGCAATCGTGTAGAGCACCGCTGTGTGAATATCGTCAGGGAGGGGATCAAATACCGACAATGGCTGCCGGAGCACATTCTCGACAGTAGCAGTTGCGGAACCAATCAGTTTGGTGATAAGGTCATCTTCTGTTGTGACGTCAACCCTCAGGTAGGTTTTTGCTTCAGCCAAAGTAATAACAGCCACATTCCATCATTCCTTTCTACTTGGCAGCCATTGCGAGTGTCTTAATAGCTTCTGGCAAAATGACTTTACCATCGACACGTTGTGAGCCTAGGAAACCAACCTGACCAGTTACGGCGTAAAGTTCATTAAGACGTTTGAAGGTTCGTCCTTGGCGATCTGCAATCCAGTAGTAATTGAAGTCACCAAAAAGCACCGGCTTGTTACCGGCAGCTAGTGTTGGCATAAACGGGCTGGTATAAACTGGGCAGTTGAGAATTCGATCAGGTTGTCCCGCCTGGACAGATGGCTGCCAGATGTATTGATCGTTCTTATCTTTCATTTTGCGAATTGCCTTAACGGTGTTATCGTTCATTAGAAAGACGGCATTTTGTCGATATGGCGCTTTTAAGGAATAGAAGAGGTCGATTAAATCATCAAAGGTCAGGGAATCTGCTTTAGCGGCAGTAGATCCGGCTGAAGCCCCGTTTGTATCAGTAAGAATGCCGGATGGCTGGCCCGTGCCCGTACCGGTTAAAAAGGATTGCTCTTCGGCATTGCCCAACCGGCGGCCAAATTCATCGGAAAGGTAAGTCATTAAGTCAAAGGCGGAATCGTTCAGTAGCTCTTCCGATACCTTGATCAGGGTGCCAAGTTTATGTGCACCGAGCGATACTTGGCTAAATTGGGTGTTGGATTCCGTGTAGGCAGCCTCTTCGTCAAGCCAAGCCGCGGTTCCTTCGCTGGCAACAACGGGAATTTTATGTTCGCCACTGTTAGTTTGGATAACGTGGCTAATGGTCCGTAGAACGTTGGCTTCCTGCAGCTTTTGAATTAATTGATTTTCGAATTCATCAGGAACCAGGAAGCCGCCATCAGGATCGGCACCTTCTTTTAAGGCATTGACCACACCACGTCCACGCATCATTTGCCAAAAGTCTTTTGCATACCCTGTTTGTTTATTGGATAGAGTTCCATCAGCCGGGGTATTAGTAATGGCCTGGGAAGTCGGCTGATTTAGAGCAGCTTCAATTTCCTCTTGCTTATGGCGACGGTCAATTTCCTTGCCGAGATTGACGACATCTTGTTCCATTTTTTCGTAGGTAGCATTATCTTCAGCGGATAATACGTCGGCTTCCTTTTGTTTGGTATCAAGAAAGTCCTTGGCTTGCTTCCAGATCCGGGCACGCTTTTCTTGCAGTTCAGTAATCTTATTCATAGGTATGTTCCTCCTCAAATTAGTGCGATAACAAAGAAAGCCGCTTTTGCAGCGACTTTACAGAGATAGTTGATTTAGTTGTTGGCTTGAGTTTATTAAGTAAAACAAGGTCTGATTGCTTGTCAGAGTATGAGTAACAATCTGTTATGTTCTTATCTTGACCAAGCATTTTGTCCGCAAAGCCCAATTCAATCGCTTTGTTGACGTTCATCCAAGTTTCATCATCCATCATGGCTGAAATCTTTTCTCGGGGCAGGTTAGTTTTCAGCTCATAAGCATTGTTAATTGATTCTTTGGTTTCGGCTAACATTTGAGCGGCTTGATCCAAGTCTTTCTTTTGACCACCGACAATGGTTAAAGGATTATGGATCATTAACATTGCTGCCGGTGCCATTGAAACATTGGTTCCCGCCATAGCAATTACTGATGCTGCAGAAGCGGCAATCCCATCGATCTTGACATTAACATCGTCGGGATAATTCATCAGCATCATGTAAATACGACTGGCAGCTACGCAGTCACCTCCAGGAGAGTTAAGCCAGAGATCAATTGGTCCTTGGCTTTCGTTGAGTTCATCCTGGAACACTTGTGGTGAAATATCATCTTCAACCCAGCTATCTGGGGCAATGACTCCCGAAATTGCTAGTTGACGCTGGCCGCCATCATGGTTCCAGTTCCAGAATCTTTTCAAATCTGATCATCCTCACTTTCTTGTTTTGGCTTTGGGTTATAGAAATTGCCGGCTTGACTTAGCGGCAGCATGTTGCCGTTAACCAAGTACTGATCACCGCCTTCACTTGCCGGAATTCGGTTGAGATCTTCAAGTTCCCGAATGTCGTTAGCGGACAACCAGCCGTTTTGCCGACCGATGGCTTAGCCATTCATGCGGCTTTCATAATCACCACGAAGCAAGCCGTCAACGTTGAACTTGATAAAGTATTTCTGCTGATCATCAGTGGAAAGCAGCTGCTGATTCATGGCCTGTTCCCAACGAACACACCAGGGGTTTAAGGTATACTTCACAAATTCCAGTGACTGTTGTTCGATGTTGGAGAAGGTTGATCGATCCAGATCACCGACCATATGAGGGGGTATCCGGAAGATCCGGGCAATTTCGTCAAGCTGAAACTTCCGGGTATCGAGAAACTGAGCCTGGTCTGGCGGAATGGAGAGCTGGTGAAAAGTCATCCCTTCTTCAAGGACCGCAATGCTATGATTGTTAGATCCAGAAAATTGAGATTGCCAGCTTTTGCGCAGGCGTTCCGGGTCCTTCACCACATTAGGATGTTCGAGAACGCCGCCAGGGGTTGCATCGTTCTTAAAGAAGGTTGAACCATATTGCTCAGCAGCCATCGATAAGCCTATCGCGTTCTTAGCCATGGCAATGGGGCTATAACCGATTAGGCCATCAAAACCTAACCCAGCAATGTGGAAAACTTCATCAGACAGGAGGATCACTTGCTTGAATTTATTCTTCGCCTGGTAATCGTCATAATTTCTGGTGTAGGTATAATAGAGTTCACCGTTGGTGGCGCGGTTAACGTCTATTCGATCCGGCATTAAAGGATAAAGACCAGTAATCTGCCCTTGACCATTCCGGATAATCTGGGCATAGGCGTTACCCCAAAGTAAAAGATGGTTCATCAAGGTTTCCCGGAAGATGAAACTGGTCATCTCTGGGTTAGGCGCATCATGCAGCAAAAAATAAAGCGGGTGCTTGATCGCCCGTTGCTTGCCGCCATCATTAGTGTATTGGTAAATATGAAGTGGTAATTCTGCTAACCCTTCAGCTAATACCCTGACGCAGGCATAAACAGCCGTATTCTGCATTGCTGTGCGTTCAGTTACTGTTTGTCCTGCCATCGAACTGCCGAAAAGAAATGACATAGTGCTAGACAAGGTATTCTTAGGTGAAGCTTTGTTGGTGTGGAATAGTTTATTGAAAAAGCCCATAGCATCAACTCCTTTCAGGGCATAATAAAAGCACCGACTTGTTTAAAGCCGATGCTAATTTTGAATATTTAATTCTTTTTCAATTTCTTGGGCAGTAAATGTTTGATCATGCTTGAAATCATCAAAGCCCCTTTGAATTTCTCGGTTAAATTCACTTTTTGATAGCTTTGATAGATCTAATGATCGTTTACCTTTTTCGTTTGTAGATGTCATTTCTTTTACCTGCCTTGACAACAACAACCGTAAAGACTTCATCTTGAATATCAGCAATGATGCGGTAACTACCAATTCGGTAACGCCACAGAGTACCGAGTTCACCTTCCAGGGCTTTGCCCCAAACTCTAGGATTATCAGAACCTTCGATATGTTTGTCAAGCCAATTAATGATTCGTCGCTGAACAGGTTTATCGAGATTTTTCTTAAAATCTTTTAGTGCTTTTTGATTAAATGACCAAGTGTATTTCATCATTAAAGACCTAATTGCTTCTTAACGTCATTGCGAGATACGGTTTGACCATGGGATTCGCGGATATTTTTGACTGCATCTTGGTAGTCAAGGCTATCCTCAAGCTTTTCTAAAACGGCACTTCGCATGAATTCAGTAGAAGTTTGACCATCAAGATCCGCTTGTTTGTGAATCAGTTTTAAGACATCTTCATCAAAACGGATAGTAGTGGACTTAGTAGTAGTTGCCATGTTTAGACCTCCTCGGATTTATTAATGATATTATAGCACATTAGAATGCAAATGCGTTCTATTTTGATGATTAAAGCATCAATAGTCCACGTCCGTCATAAACCGAGTCACCACTGTCTTCATTTCGGATTGCCCGATCCAAACCCATGATAGTTGCTACTACGCCATCAATTTTTTCAGTGGATTTGGCCTTGTCGGGCTTAATGTTGCCTGCGGGGTCAGTCCGAATATAGATATTATCCATCATCCAGCGCATTATCGGGTGGCCACCGTGGGTGATCTTCTTTTCGAGGGTTAACCGCATCAGCTCCTTGGTTGGCGGCGTCATATCTTTAAAGCCCTGGCCAAATGGCACGACCGTAAAGCCCATTCCTTCCAGGTTTTGCACCATTTCAACAGCTCCCCATCGGTCAAACGCGATTTCTCGGATATGATATTTCTTACCAAGATCGTCAATAAAATGTTCGATAAAACCATAGTGAACGACATTACCTTCGGTAGTTTGCAGATATCCTTGCTGTTTCCAGATGTCGTATGGAACATGGTCGCGGCGAACCCGTAAGTCGACATTGTCTTCAGGAATCCAAAAGTAGGGGAGCAAAGTGTAGCCTTCCGATTCATCACGAGGTGGAAAGACAAGGACAAAGGCCGTGATATCAGTGGTGGAAGATAGGTCCAATCCGCCATAGCAATCGCGCCCGCGCAACTCATTGGGGTCAACTGGAAAAACGCAAGCATCCCACTTATCCATCGGCATCCAACGAACGTCCTGTTTAACCCATTGATTTAGTCGGAGCTGCCGGAAGGTGTTTTCTTCAGCCGGATTTTCTTTGGCTGAATTGTAGGCGTCCTTTACTTTTTCCATTTTGACGGTAATTCCTAGTGAGGGATTGGCATTTTTCCAAACCTCGGGGCTGGACCAATCCTCGTCACGCCCGGCTCCGTAAATAACCGGATAGAAACGAGAATCATGTTTGCGGCCTTTCATAATATCGATCGCTTTTTGATGAACTTGATAGCAGATGGAATGTTCATCGTTGCCGGCGGTAGTGATTAAAAAGTAAAGCGGCTGGGTGCGGGCATCCCCAGAACCTTTCGTCATCACATCGTAAAGCTTTCGATTCGGTTGAGTGTGCAATTCGTCAAAGATAACCCCAGAAACGTTAAATCCGTGTTTGGAATAAGCATCAGCAGATAGAACCTGGTAGAAACTATTAGTTGGCTCATAAATTAATCGTTTCTGGGAAGCTAAGATTTTGCAACGCTTCTTTAAGGCCGGATTCATTCGTACCATGTCAGCAGCCACATCAAATACAATTGCTGCCTGTTGGCGATCAGCGGCACAACCATAAACCTCAGCTCGTTCTTCGCCATCGGCACAACAAAGCAGCAGGGCGATTGCCGCAGCCAATTCTGACTTGCCCTGTTTCTTGGGGATTTCCACATAAGCAGTGTTGAACTGCCGGTATCCGTCTGGCTTAAGAATTCCGAAGATGTCACGGATGATTTTTTCTTGCCAATCAATCAGATCAAAAGGTTTTCCTGCCCAGGTACCTTTGGTATGGCAAAGACATTCGATAAACGAAACTGCAAAGTCGGCTGCATCTTTGTTGTAGGTGGAGTCTTTAGCCATAAAACGAGTTGGCTGGTAATTCTTTAGCTTGCGCAAAGCGAGATCACATCCTTTCGGTAGTACTAAAAAAGCACTGAGCTTTAACCCAATGCTAAATTGATTAATTGAACTTGCCTGTCAAAATCAGATTGATGTATCCAGCGCGATCAGTATTCAAATAGTTGATCAATTCATGGCAATTATAGTAATAGGCCAGGCGTTTCACGTTTTCGACATCAAACATATTCGTTTCGCCCGTATTGCGAATTAAAAGGACCTGTTGACGGATCCGATCTCGTTTAGCTAATTCATCTTTAATCCGATTCATAATTAAGCCTCCTGATTCTTAAATGCAGCAGAGCCAGTTAAGTTGCGGAGCAGCACCTTCCGTTGTGCCTTAAACTTTGGGCCAATGAAGCCAAGTCGTAGCAGGAAGCAACGGAAGGCATATTTTTCATTGTTTTCCTCCCGTGGTTCTGACAGTAATTCAAAATTTTATTTCTTTATTTCCTTGTTATTCTAACAGTGACAAGCTTTAAGCCGCTTTTTGAGTATCCCCCCTTAAAGCACCACTGTTACTATTTTCGTTTAGTCAAAATTGTGAACCTGAGTTGCCAGTCTGTGCCTTGCATGCTTGTCAACCAGGTCTTGCCGGAAGTAGTTGAATGTCAAGAGGAAGAGCGTAGCGGCTCTTGACATGCAACTACTGGAGGCGAAATAATTCCTGCAAGCATCCAGGTCAGACTTCGCGACACAAAAAAACACTTGCCTCTCCAGACAAGTCAGTTAAAATGAGATTACCACAAATCACCAACTGAAAAGAGGAGATACAAGTGCTAATTCCATTTATAACTTATCTGTTTAAAATTATCAAGTTTTTATGCGAACATATTGACCAACAATCTCAAAAAATTCATGAACTTGAAGAAGAAATCAACGCCTTTAAAAAATATTCTAAAAAGCCTCAGTTTGATAAACCGGCTGACCTTGATTTCCAGAAATTAACAATCGACAAACTGCCGAAAGTGGTTAAAGCAGAAACCGTTAATTACCGTCAATTACTACAAGAAAAATTCCAACTCACTGGTAAACCGATCAAACCAATCGTGCGTCATGGTCAAAACCAAGGCCCGGCAGCAGACTCCGTCTGCCCACATTGTGGTGCGCCACAGATTTATCTCTATCAAAACAATGGAGCACAAGGACAATTAGTTTGTAAAATTTGTGGTGAACGTTTTATTGCACATAAGAAACACTCAAAAGATATCGAGCTATTATGTCCCCACTGTGAACGGCGAATTTATAAGATCAAAACACGCAAGGACTTTGATATTTATCGTTGTCCACACACCGATTGCCCTTATTACCAAAAAAGATTAAGCAAGCTTTCTAAGAAGGAACGCAAACTTTTTAAAAGTGAACCAAATCGTTTTAAAATGCGTTACATCTACCGTCAGTTCCATCTTAAGCTGGCAGATCTAGAACAAGACAGTGACATTCCCACACGAGTTAACTTAAATAACATTCATAGTTCACCCCAAGTCTTAGGACTGATTTTGACCTACCATGTTAATTATGGGATGTCAGCTGAAAAAACTGCCGCACTCATGTATGACGTCCACCAGGTTAAAATCTCTGGTCAAACTATTCGGAACTACGCACGCTCAGTCGCAGCTTATGTGAGACCCTTTACTGATCACTATCCATACCAGCTGTCCGATCAGTTCTGTGGTGATGAGACTTACATCCGAGTTTCAGGAAAGTGGCACTACATATACTTCTTCTTTGGTGCCACTAATAAAATTATTTTGTCACATCGTGTCAGTCCACATCGTGATACTAAAACCGCGATTCAAGCTATCTTTGATGTCATTCGACGTCTGGATCCACTTCCAGCAGATTTAAACTTGATCGTGGATGGTAATCCCATTTACAAGTTAGCCCAGGCCTTTTTTAAAGAAAATGGTTTCCCTTTTAAAATCTCGCAAGTCATTGGCTTAACCAATGAAGATGAGGTTTCGCGCCAATATCGACCTTTAAAACAGATTATCGAGCGCTTAAATCGCACTTTTAAAGGTAACTATAAAATGTTGGGTGGTTTTAATTCAGACGCTGGCTCGATCGCTCATGTGGCACTTTTTACCACTTATTTCAACTTTCTGCGGCCACATTCAAAGCTTAAAGACAAACATGTTCCGGTTCAAATTCCTGAGCTAAAAACATGTGCCGATATGCCACAGAAGTGGCTCAAACTACTTGAACTAACTGAAAAATTCCTAACTCAACCACAACCTGCTTAGCGAAAAAATTAGCTAAGTGTAGGTTTATTTGACTTGTCCAGAATAATGTTTTAACGATAGTGATTTAAACTTTAACATTCAGACACCTTATTCTTATTGCCTAGACCACCTACCTACTCACTATTTTCATAGATTATTTTGAATTACCGTTCTGACAGTAATTCAAAATTTTATTTCTTTATTTCCTTGTTATTCTAACAGTGACAAGCTTTAAGCCGCTTTTTGAGTATCCCCCCTTAAAGCACCACTGTTACTATTTTCGTTTAGTCAAAATTGTGAACCTGAGTTGCCAGTCTGTGCCTTGCATGCTTGTCAACCAGGTCTTGCCGGAAGTAGTTGAATGTCAAGAGGAAGAGCGTAGCGGCTCTTGACATGCAACTACTGGAGGCGAAATAATTCCTGCAAGCATCCAGGTCAGACTTCGCGACACAAAAAAACACTTGCCTCTCCAGACAAGTCAGTTAAAATGAGATTACCACAAATCACCAACTGAAAAGAGGAGATACAAGTGCTAATTCCATTTATAACTTATCTGTTTAAAATTATCAAGTTTTTATGCGAACATATTGACCAACAATCTCAAAAAATTCATGAACTTGAAGAAGAAATCAACGCCTTTAAAAAATATTCTAAAAAGCCTCAGTTTGATAAACCGGCTGACCTTGATTTCCAGAAATTAACAATCGACAAACTGCCGAAAGTGGTTAAAGCAGAAACCGTTAATTACCGTCAATTACTACAAGAAAAATTCCAACTCACTGGTAAACCGATCAAACCAATCGTGCGTCATGGTCAAAACCAAGGCCCGGCAGCAGACTCCGTCTGCCCACATTGTGGTGCGCCACAGATTTATCTCTATCAAAACAATGGAGCACAAGGACAATTAGTTTGTAAAATTTGTGGTGAACGTTTTATTGCACATAAGAAACACTCAAAAGATATCGAGCTATTATGTCCCCACTGTGAACGGCGAATTTATAAGATCAAAACACGCAAGGACTTTGATATTTATCGTTGTCCACACACCGATTGCCCTTATTACCAAAAAAGATTAAGCAAGCTTTCTAAGAAGGAACGCAAACTTTTTAAAAGTGAACCAAATCGTTTTAAAATGCGTTACATCTACCGTCAGTTCCATCTTAAGCTGGCAGATCTAGAACAAGACAGTGACATTCCCACACGAGTTAACTTAAATAACATTCATAGTTCACCCCAAGTCTTAGGACTGATTTTGACCTACCATGTTAATTATGGGATGTCAGCTGAAAAAACTGCCGCACTCATGTATGACGTCCACCAGGTTAAAATCTCTGGTCAAACTATTCGGAACTACGCACGCTCAGTCGCAGCTTATGTGAGACCCTTTACTGATCACTATCCATACCAGCTGTCCGATCAGTTCTGTGGTGATGAGACTTACATCCGAGTTTCAGGAAAGTGGCACTACATATACTTCTTCTTTGGTGCCACTAATAAAATTATTTTGTCACATCGTGTCAGTCCACATCGTGATACTAAAACCGCGATTCAAGCTATCTTTGATGTCATTCGACGTCTGGATCCACTTCCAGCAGATTTAAACTTGATCGTGGATGGTAATCCCATTTACAAGTTAGCCCAGGCCTTTTTTAAAGAAAATGGTTTCCCTTTTAAAATCTCGCAAGTCATTGGCTTAACCAATGAAGATGAGGTTTCGCGCCAATATCGACCTTTAAAACAGATTATCGAGCGCTTAAATCGCACTTTTAAAGGTAACTATAAAATGTTGGGTGGTTTTAATTCAGACGCTGGCTCGATCGCTCATGTGGCACTTTTTACCACTTATTTCAACTTTCTGCGGCCACATTCAAAGCTTAAAGACAAACATGTTCCGGTTCAAATTCCTGAGCTAAAAACATGTGCCGATATGCCACAGAAGTGGCTCAAACTACTTGAACTAACTGAAAAATTCCTAACTCAACCACAACCTGCTTAGCGAAAAAATTAGCTAAGTGTAGGTTTATTTGACTTGTCCAGAATAATGTTTTAACGATAGTGATTTAAACTTTAACATTCAGACACCTTATTCTTATTGCCTAGACCACCTACCTACTCACTATTTTCATAGATTATTTTGAATTACCAATTGTTTAATGCTATTAATATGATGTAAGGAGTTGATATTTATGACGTTGAGAGTAAAGCAAAGTGAATTTAAGGCTCATATGAATGCTTATTTAGATCAAATTTGCCAGAACGATCAGATAGTTTATGTTTCTCGAACTAATAATCAATCAGTTGCTGTTATGTCACAGGAAAAATTGTACTGGATGGAAAAAGCACTACAGTCTGAAAAAGATTCAATAGATTATGCCATTGCTCGAGACCAGCTTATTCAGCGACACGTTTTATCAGATGATCCCGTTACTGAGGCAAAAAATGAGTACTGGGGCCAATTTAAATAATGCTTCTAATTCATTCCTTTCCTGCTTCTCAAGAGCCGTTCCATGACGTCATCCTGTGGTGTAGATCCTTGATAGGCTGTTGCGTTGTTTTCCTTAACCACTTGAAAGATCTGAAACCATAATTGGCTTGATTGCTTCATGTAGTCGCGGCTCATTGACACGTAGGGTGATGCAATTGCGTTTCCAGTAGTTGGGTGGCGAGCAAGGAAGCCAAATTTAGAGATGCATTCTTCACATTGAATCCACCGACTAACACTAACTGCATATTGTTCGATCAGCTGGGTGTTGACTAGTTTTTCGCCCCCGCGTTCCCCCAGCCACTCCCAGGTTTCATGAAAGATGTCGGCGGCGTCAAACTCTAAACCATTCTTCTGCTTGGCTTTGAGGTACTTCTTCACTGGCGGCATAACATGCCCTTCAAGATTAGTCGGAGTAGGCAAATCAATTACAGTTGCTTCCTGGCCGGCTTCGAGCTTATTGTGAAGTGATTTAGATTTCCGGCCAGCTCCGATCCGAGCCCCGCCACGATTTGTACCATCTTTAGCCAAATCTCTCCCTCCTTCCGGCAGGGGTTAATACCCTGTTTGATTTCTATTTTTTGTACACGAAGGCCCAGCCCCGCTCCCGCGCAAAGAATTTTTAACGATTTGCTGGCCCCCTCCGTTGATTAATAGTGGTATTGACGTGGCTTTTGATGCCAACGATCGTCCATCTGGGCGGTAATCCGGGAGTGACAAGGCTTGCATAATGCCATCAAGTTCTTGAAATCATTGGTTCCACCGTGTTCTAAAGGAAGAACATGATGGACCTCAGTGGCCCGGGTGTACCTGCCTTGGCTCAAGCACATCTCGCAGAAAGGGTGGTGGAGCAGATACTGCTGCCTGATCTTTGGCCAGCCACGATGATAACGTGGTCGGCTTCGCTTTGGTCGTTGGTAACGATTGTAGTGGGAGCTGACTTGCCTGGCGTGAATATCACAGTAAGTGTTGTGGGTCAGTCGCGGGCAGCCAGGATACCGACAGGGCTTCTTAGGTGAGTAAGGCATGGCACTCCTCCTTTCTGCAGGCATAAGAAAAACCCAGCAGGGTAACCTGCCAGGCCTCAGTGTTATAAAGCAAATGCCTTGTCTTAATTTTCTACACTATCATCGTAACATGAATAAGGCTTCTATTTGTTCTCTGTTTTACCTCATTAATGGTGTGCTCCGTAAAGCAGGAGGGTAAGGTGGTCGAGTGCCTTATTCTTTCGGTTGTAGGCAGTGGTTTTAGCGATGAAGTACTTGTCCATCAGCATGGCTAGTCCTTGGTTCATTGACTGGTTGGGGGTTCGGTAACAAACGTCGAGAACAAAACGCTCGTCCTCAGACAGCTCTTGCCAGGCTGGTTCAAACCATTTGAAGTAAAGCCGGGCTTGCTGGTAGCGTTCATTCAGCTTAGCAGTTTGGCTAATGCCATGGATCAGCCGGTGTTCGGTGGGATTGTCCTTGTTGCTGCTGCTCGGGGCGAAGCCATACTGTGGGGAACTGACACCAAGCATCTGTTCTTTGGCCAGTTTCAAATCATCCTGGTAAGAATCAATGATGAACTTCATGCCATCGTAGTCTTTTAAAGCTGCAACGGTAGCTCTTCGTTTATCTAGGTAATTCCACATGATACTCATGCCACAACACTCCCTCTCAAGTTAGCCTTCACCGCGTTGATCAATGCCAGCTGGATTTTATCCTTGTGCTTCAAGGCGGCCAGAATGTTCTCATCAATTGTGTCTTCAGTGATAATGTGGTGGATCACCACGGGCTGGTGCTGACCCTGCCTCCAGAGCCGGGCATTGGTTTGCTGGTAAAGTTCCAGACTCCAAGTCAGTCCATACCAGATTAAGGTGGCACCACCAGCTTGCAGGTTGAGCCCGTGACCCGCGGAAGCAGGATGGATCAGTGCGAGTGGAATCCTGCCAGCGTTCCAGTCTTGAATATCTTTAGGTGTTTTAATCTCGCGAACCGTGAAACGTTGTTTAATCTGTGCAAGATCATGCTTGAACCAGTAAGCAACTAGCACGGGCTTGCCGTTTGCGGCTTCGATTAGATCTTCTAAAGCATCGAGTTTGCGCTGGTGGATTTGAACAACTTGCTGCTGATGATCGTAGATACAACCATTAGCCATCTGACATAGCTTGTTGGAGAGACTGGCCGCGTTCAGTGCATCAATTTGCTGGCCTTGGGTTGAAACCACCAACTGGGCCTTGAGTTCATCATAAATGGCTTGTTCACTACGACTCATCTTGACCGGCACCGTGTTCATGGTTAGCGGCGGCAGGTCTAAGTAATCCTGAGACTTCATGGAGATTGTGATATCATCAATGGCTCGGTAAATACTTTGTTCAGCACCTGGCTTTGGCTTGTAGGTAAAAACCTAGTACATATTTCGTTTATCTGGATCAAAATACGCGGCTCGGTAGTAAGAAATGAAGCGGCCGAGTCTTTTTCCCATGTCCAGCACCCGGAATTCTGCCCACAGATCCATCAATCCATTGGAGGATGGCGTGCCAGTCAAACCAACCACGCGCTTGATTAATGGCCGTACTCGTTTGAGGGCTTTGAAGCGTTGGGAACGATAAGATTTGAAACTTGATAGCTCATCAATTACCAGCATATCGTAATTAAAGGGTACGCCGGAAGACTCGATTAGCCACTTTAAGTTTTCCCGATTAATAATGTAAATGTCGACATTTTGGTGCAGGGCTTTAATACGTTGTGGCTTGGAACCTGTTACGACCGAATAGGTCAGATCCTTTAAGTGATTCCACTTCTCAATTTCTTTTGGCCAGGTTTGTTTAGCCACCCTAAGCGGGGCCACAACTAAGACTCGGTGAACTTTGTCTTCTTGGTGGCCGTCAGGGTAATAACACTTTTACCCAGGCCCATGTCAAGCAGGATGGCAGCGACTGGATGATCCAGAATAAACTGAGTCGCATATTGTTGATATTCATGCGGTTTGTATTGCATCGAGCATTCCTCCAATCTGATCTAATTGGTCGCAGACAAAGAATTGAAAGCCAAGTTGTTTTAACCGATTGAGTCTTTGTACCTGCAGTGGGCGGGGATGTTTACCTGGAGCTTTCATTTCCACAAAACCCATATGACCATCAGGAAGCAGAACTAACCGGTCTGGCACTCCGGCCATGGAAGGAGAGGTGAACTTCAGGCAGAGTCCGCCGCGATGCTGAGTAGCTTTCACAAAAGCGGCTTCGATTCGTTTTTCTAACATTTTTGATAATCCTTTCTAATCGCTGATTCATCAACGCTTTCACACGATTTGTGACGGTCATGTCAGTTGAATTACTACTCTTCTCTATACTTCTTTTTCTATGTTTTATTTCTATATACAAGTAAGAAAATAGACTGTCATGAGTGTCATAGTTGTTAAGGAAGGTTGATGGATCAAGCTTTTTTCTTAATTGAGAATGACGGTCAATGACACTCAGCTGAGAAACTCGTCAGCATCGACCTTCAATCGTAGTCCTTTGACGAACCTTCCATGTTGTTTTCGCAGACGTTGGAAGCCGGCATTCTTGAGGGCGGTGTAGAAGTCAGTGGTGCTTCGGGTATACTCACCGATGGTTTGGCAGTACTCACGGTATTTTTGATAGAGATCACCTGACTTTTGCTCATAGTTCGGGTCCAATTCGCATTTTTCGTTGAGAAAGTGCCCAAGCCAATCATTGTCGGCATGATAAGCATTGACCGCTTTCTCGACTGCAGCCGGAGTAGTTAACCGATAATTTTGCTGAATGATTCGTTGCGCACCCTCAATGATCCACTGCAAAACAGCTGGACCAGCTTGTTCGGTTAGATACTGGGCATAGTTTTTAATGTCGTTCCGTGTGGCAATCTTGGCCTTAAAGGGAATCACAATTAACCGCCGCCAAATTCCTTCATCATTACCACCCACGTGGGGGAGGTAGTTGGTGTAAAGGACGATGGTGTGACTGGGGGTAAAGGAGAAGGGCTTCATGTACTTCTTTTCGGCATAAATTTCATCGGTCGAACAGAGCTGCTTGACGATGGAGGTGTTCAGCCGTTTGCCTTCTTCTAGCTCAGCGGAGATGATCAGTCGCTTGCCTTTTACTTCGGCCATCTCTGGCTTGACGTTACGGTGGACACCAGTCGTTAAGGCATCGGCCGAGAGGTGGCCAGTGTAAGTGCCAAGTACATTAGCAATCGTGTTCCAAAAAGTTGATTTACCATTTCGTCCACTGCCATAAGCAATGATCAGGGCTTCTAAGTAAACTTGACCGATTGCTACCAAACCCACGATTTCTTGAACATAATTAATTAATGCTTGGTCGTTGCAGAAGAAAGTTTTCAATGCTTCTTGCCAGAGGTCCATTCCCTGATTACCGGGAATATAGGAAGCTGATTTAGTAATTAATTTGCTTGCTTGAATATCCTGTTGGCCGTGCATCCCTTTCTTTAAATTGAAAGGACCAATCGGGGTATTCAGTAAAAATGGATCGGCATCGAACTCGTTGATTTCTTTGACAAGCTTTGGCCGTGAATTGGTTAAGATCCCGTTAATCCCCCGAGTGCTGCGCTCTTTCAAAATGAAAGTCTCATAGTTTTTAGCATTCTCGTAGTCTTTGAACGCCACTTGTTGTTCATCATTAAAGGTCCGGCTGGCTTTTGTCTTGCCCATTGTTTGCAGGGCGTTAGCGACCCCATTGTTTTTAATTGCTTGGTAACTTTGAGAGACACGGAGTTGGGCATCAGCTAGTTGTTGATCGGTGAAACGCTGAACCTCACCGAGAGCTAGCGGTTCTGATTCCTGCCAGACCTTGCCATCAAACCACATGAATCCTGACTGGTTGGTGTAGCAGACTCGGTTCTCGCAATTGTCGACAAAGACATAGGATTCGCCAGTGTCAGAATAGTCATCGGGTTGCAGGTCATCGTTAGGCTGGTTATATTCTTCTGGTGGAATATAGCCTTTTTGACTAGCTATTCGCTGCCCGAATTTAATGGCACTGTGCCAGATAGTTTGTAGCTCTTGCTCTTCTAATGGTGGATCGCACTTGGCTGCTTCATCTTGAAATGCTTGACGGGCTTCAGCGGTATCGCCCAACCGCATAATGATCCGTCCAGCAAAATGGGAAAGGGTTGCATTGCGCTTGCCTTCGCAAATGGTGCCGACACCTTGCTTAGCAAAGTAACGCTGGGCCATCATAAATTGGTCCACCGTTTGTGTTCCTTCATGCCAAGAAGCTTTTGTGGTTGAAACACCGAAGACAAAACGTGCTGCATCGAGGGCGTTAGCGTCAAAATAGGGGAAGTATTCCTGGAGTTCATGTTTCAGCTCGGCATAAGTTTTCGCATTTGTAATCTCAGCAATAGGGAAGTAGACGTGAAACTTAGGTCGGGGTACCTTCTGGTTCTTGGCTTTCATGTTGTTGCGTGACAGTGTGATAGCAAAGACAACACCATCAAAGTAATTGGCAATATCGGCGGGCTTGATCCAGGCTGTAGGATCATCTGAGTGATCATTGTCACAATCCATCACCAGACAATCGGCTTTTATGAAGTTCGGAATGTTGCGCTGATTGTTTTTGAATAATCCACAAACATGATCGTAGTGGACAGCTTGTTCTAGTTCTTTAACGTTAGTGACCGTCAACTGATGGGGATAGATCGTGTTGTTAGCCTGACCAGCACTGGTTGCAGTTGATAAGGTAAAGTGCATCTTTAGCGGACCTCCATTTCGATATTAAAGTAGCGAATGTGCTTGTTTTTACGCCTAGCTAGACGGATGAAGTAGCGCATGTCGTGCGTTGATTTGCCAAATGACCAGACTTCAGCACACTTGGTGAGCATGACGATGTTGATAAAGGCCGCGGCTTGAAACTCCTTGGAACGGTGCAGGTTAATAAATTGTGGCAGGTAAAGCTGTGGACAAACGGGAATTCCGCCGTGTTGATATACAAAACGGCAGTAAGAGCGTACTGCTCTGAGACTTGTCGGCTTGCCTTTCACCGCTTCGGTAAAGGGAGCAACTACAAAGATCATTGGTCGGTAGTGTGGGTTCGGTTTGTCTTGGCGCAGCTTGGCAATTGCCTTGGTTGCTTCTGACATAGATTCAGATCCTTTCATAAAAAATCTTGAGTACTTAAAAAGCCCTCACCAATAAGCCAGATGAGGGCAGAAAGTAAACCGTCAAAATTAATCTTTTTTGTAAAAATCACCAACAAATCCAGCTGCATTCAGGATCAAGCCGTCAGCCCAATTAGAAACTTCAGTCATGATATTGATCTTCGTATTTAGTGAACTGTCTTTTGGGGCATCAATGACTGCCTCATCGTGAATGTGCATGACGACCGGATTGCCAGCTGTTTCTAAGCGACGCATTGCTTCAGCCAAGAGATCCCGACTGGTAGCCTGGACAATATTTTCAACTAGTTTTGCTCCATAGGTTTCGATCCGACCCCATTTTTTCACTGTGTTGATCCCCATGAAAGTAATGGACTCAGAACCAAAGCGATTGATGCCGATTTTCGGCTGTGGGTAGCAAAGATAGCGTCCTGACCGTAAACGGAGAAACAAGCAACCAGAGCGGTAGATAAATTTCATTCCGTGAGTGGTTTGGGGCAGGTGAGTTTTGATGCACTCTTTGGCCACCTTGTCGACGTCTTACCAAAACTGAACGATATTGGGACTGGCATTGCGCCACATCTGAACCAATGGCGGGAGCTCATCTTCAGTCAAACCTAGTTTAATGGCCCCCATGGCTTTAAGAGCGCCAACAGATCCACCATAGCCCTGGGCTAATTCTGCAATTTTTCCTTTTTGCCGAAGTTCACCGTTAACCCCATGTTTGACCACCGGGACACCGAACATCCGACTGGCGGATGCACAGTAGATATCCTAATTCATAGCAAAGGCTGCTTGCCGCCACTCTTCACCGGACAGCCAGGCAATCACCCGTGCTTCGACAGCTGAAAAGTCAGCCACGTAGAAGTGATGACCCTTGCTGGGGATGAAAGCAGTCCGAATTAATTGTGATAAGACATCTGGCACTGAATCATAAAGCATTGCGAGTGCTCTTGTGTTGCCCTGTTTAACCAACTCGCGTGCTTCTTCCAAATCGGGCATCGAGTTACGAGGAAGGTTTTGAACTTGCACCAGGCGTCCAGCCCAACGACCGGTTCGATTGGCTCCATAAAATTGCAAAAGTCCATGAACCCGGCCATCCCTGCACATTGCTTTTTGCATGGCTTGATATTTTTTGACACTGGATTTAGAGAGTAGTTGCCGCAACACTAATACCTGATGTACGGTGCCAGTAGTAGCTTTCAAGAGTTGGGCGACCGAAGCCCTCGAGAGGGAATCTGTTTCCACGCCTTGTTGGTGAAGCCAATCTTTCAGCTGTAATGGCGAGTTCGGATTAGCCAAACCAGTTAATTGCTGGGAAGTTCGCAAGTATTGATCATGAAATTCTTTTTGACATTTGATGGCATTATTAACCAATTGCTGATCGATTTGAATCCCTCGGTCGTTGATATCTTGATCCATCCAGTAGTTTTCCCATTCGTTTTGTGGGACTAGGAAGCGGCTGAGCTTCTGGGTGATTTCCATTTCAACTTCCACATCACGCTGGTTATACCGCTTAAATTGCTGCCACTTGTCCGGTGCATGGTAGGAAAAATTGCGTGTGCGATTCAGATTAGCCTTTGTGGGTTTGCAAGGGGTACAGAAATAGCGTACTAGTTTTTTACCGGCGGTGATTTTTTGGCGAGGGAGTCCAAGCACCGTTCCCACATCGCGCAGTGATAAGGGCAGACCGAGGGTGGCAGACCAGACTCGTGAACAATGCCAACCAGCAGGCTTTAAGCGGTGGCCAACAAAACGTGACAGGCAGACGCGTTCAAACTGTGCGTTGAAGGCACTTTTGATAATGGCGGGGTCGTCTAGGGCTTGGATAATTTGCGACGGAATCTTTTCACCTTGGGTTAAATCAACGACTTTAACTGGTCCAAAGTCGACAGCATAGCCGAATAACAAGAGTTCAAAGTCATCACTATCGGCATAACGGTAAACACCGGTCTGGTTTAAATTAGTGCTGGAATAAGTTTCAATATCGATTGAGAGTTGCTTCATTAGAAATCCTTTCTACAAAAAATGGGTAGCCATATACGACTGCCCATCTTTTGATTTAAGCTAAGAAATCATTATCACTGTTGTCATCAATGGCGGTAAAGTCATCGCTAGCACTAGCATGACCGCCAAGCGGCTCCCCGTCCCGAATCTTCTGGATATTGCCAAGTCCACAGGCAATTCCGCGATTACCATTAGTGTTGAAAGCGTAGAAGTTGATTGATACTCGCGTGTAGCATCCGCTGTAAACTTCATTGCGGTCGAGAATGGGTTGGACATGCTTATCCACAATCTGTGGGGCAGTAATGGAGTTAGCGTTAATGAAGTAACTATTTTGGTAAGCGTCATCATCTCGTTCAACATCGCCATCACGTAAGGGAAGCTTGAGAGTAGCCTTGTTTGGTTTCTTACCGCCAAACTTTCCAATGCCTTCTTGAATGGCGGCATCGATGGCTTTTTCAATGGCAGTGATTGTCTTCTGGTCGGACTTGGGGATGATCAAACTGACCGAGTACTTTTCTTTGCCGCCATTGATGGATTTTGGTTCCCAGATGTTAGCGTATGAGAGACGGGTATTGATACCGGTAACGACTTTTGTTTGTTGTGACATGTTATGGTTCCTCCTTAAATTCATCCTTTGGGTTTGATTTGCCAATACTCTGCCGCCGGTCGGAATTCGGCACTAGGGTTGGCTTGCCCGCGGGTTTAACAATTTCTTGACTGAACAGTTCGGTGAATTTCTTTTTACCGAGCCGTTTTTTTAACTTTGTAATAGGAAGCAGCTTTTTCTGATAGATATCATGATAGCCATTAGCTTCAGCGATCTTGGCGACCGCATTTCATCTTTATAACGCCGGGTGGAGCGGCCTTCGACAATTTTGTAGCCGGGCCACCGCTTGCCATGATTGATAGCCAGGTCAGCAGCGTAAGCTTTTACTTCGTACGCCCACCGATTCAAGTCATCGATATGCTCCAGGACTTCAGTCACTTCGCTGTCCGTCAGCAAACTTGGTGAACGGAGTTGAAAACGAGTGAGCTTGTGATGGTAATCATAGCGGGCGCGCAGGACTGCGTTGCAGGCTGAAAATTGACACCAGGGACCGTATCGAACCGTTCCCTGACCGGCGAAGGCGAGTTCGGCTTTTTCTTTCAACTCGGTGTTAGCCCAATGCATCAATTCCTTGGCATTGATGGTCCAAGTGCTGATGTTGCCCATGCGGGGTTGAAAGATCGTTGTTTCGACTTCATCGACATTGTAAAGACTGCCGAACATCTCAAGGGCTCCGATCGCGTAAAGCTTCATTTGCGGGTTGTCCTTAGCTTCAACACGGACACCTTTGCCGTATTTGAAGTCGATGATATGGAGCAGGTGGTCGGAAACAATCACACAGTCACCAGTGCCGAAGCCATCTGGGACATATTTGGAGAAGTCCAGCTTTTGTTCAACACTGATGGTGGCATCTCTGGTATATCGTTTGGCTTTCTGATATTGCTCCAAGACATAACTGGCGTAGTCGTCAGTCAGGCTTTCCATCTCGTCTGATTGATAATCAGAAGCAGGGCGCTTGAATTGGTCACCGAGCAGCCGATGGATTTTGTATTCACCCAAGGCGTGGGCAGCAGTTCCTTCGGCGGCTGCACTTGAAGTGGAGTGGGGGGAGTATTGCTCTAGACGTGGTAATGGTGGAGCACTTAGCCAACGATTAGCACTGGAAGCCGATAGTAAGGCATGGCGTTTAGGTGAACTCATTGACCACTCCCCTCCGCGCTGTAATACAGATCTTCGTAATCTTTTGGATCAACATCCGACAGCTTTTCAGCACCGAACTTGTGAAGAAGGTCTTTGACCTGAGCGGTATAACCTTCTTGGCACTTCTTAGCCAACAATTGACGGATCGTGACCTTATCTTGGATTGGGTCACGTTTTAGGTGGTTATCTGCCGGTTCACACTTCCCATTGTCAGTTAAGCTTTGACGGATTGCTTGAACCAGCTTATGCCCCTCAGCAGCTGCTTCTTCCATTCGTTTACAGTTCTTATCAAACTCCTTTAATCGAAGATCTAAGTCATTCATTGCGCTCATGGGAAGCCTCCTTTACCTCGTTAATCTGCAGTTGTTGAACATCGTTGCCAGGCGCAATCACCATCAAGTGATGTGGTTTGCCAAGCAGCAAACGGAGTAATCGTTCCCGGATCGTGATGTTGCGCATGCTGATAACACCATCTTGTCTGGGGTGCTTAGTAACCTTGATTGATACCTTATTAGCCATCTTCTGGTCTCCTTTCATTAGATGTAGTGAGTTATTCCTCACATCTATTTGCCAGAGACAGCAAAAAAGTGAACCTACTTTGGTCCACTTTTTTCTAATTAATTTTCAGTGCCGTAAAATTGGCGTAGCTTTTTGGCGGCAGCTTTCACATGCCGGCCGGCCATAACCTTGCTGATTCCCATCTTCTTAGCAATTTGATTTTTCTTAGTACCATTACAGTAATACTGAGTAACGGCATATTTCTGTTTGTCCGTTAAAGTAGCTATGGCAGCCGGTAATTGCTCAACTAGCATTTGACGACTTTGACGCTTCTCTTTTTCAATGATTTTGTCGAGTAGGTTGTTCTTGCCATAGACTGAGGTGACTTCAATCGATCCTCGATCGGCCAAGGTATCTATCATATTCATATCCGAATTGGTCGGATCTTGCTTGAAAAACTTATCCTGGTGGCGTTCATTTCGGTGGTCGGAATTGTATTGCTGATGGTCGAGGTCAAAGATGATGTTGCCCTCGGCTTTGGTAATCATCACCGTTTGGCTGCTCATATGCTTTACGCGGACGATAAGTTTGTCATCTTGTTTGCTGACTAATTCGTACTCGCTATTATTAAACTTCATAAAAATTCCTCCTCTTGGATCTCCCAAGCGAAGGAATTGAAGGCATACTAAAAGCCACTAGTAGGGCAATAAGAAACAGACCTAAACGATTAATCGCTTGGGTACTGCAACTTGCCTTACTAGTGACTTGTCACAGAGAGTTATTCAATTGGGTGCATGCTAGTAAAAGTTGTTGATCGGGCAACACATGCTAATTAATCAGCTAAAAATATACGCGAATGTAAAGATAATTATCCGAAAGGAAAGGCTAATCTGGTATAATTATCGTTGTCGAGTACTAATCTCTAACTGATATTTGAATAGTAACAAGATAATTAAGTCATCTCAGTCATTTTAGATACTCAAAGTCACTGAAAGTTATTTTTAGAAGGTGGGGAAATTGGCGATTAACAGGTTTCAGGTACTAGTAGATGCATTAAAGCCTCTTAGTGAAATCGATGAGTCAGTACCTATCCAAGATGCAGTACTAGTGATATTTGAGAATTACACAAAAAACTGGAATGCACATAATTATCAAGAATCAAACTATAAAAGGCTGTATTACAAAGGGTTGAATCGTTCGGCTGCTCATAAGCTTGAAAAAAGTGGTATAGCCAAAGATAAATTCAAGGATTATATCAATGAGGCTAGTTATTCCCAAAAAGAATCAATCAGTAAGTATCTTTTGGAAAAATTGCAATTAAAAGAAGAAATTCCGGCAGAAAGTCTTGCATATTATTGCGTTAACCTAATGTCCGAATTAGTAGAAGAAGCAAAGCGTAAAAAGCAATTAAGAAAACAAAAAATCCCCACAAAAAGTGAGGATAAGGATATATTTACAAAAACTGTTTCAGATGAGACGTTCACAACAGTCTTTCGTCAGGTTAATGCTAGTGAGATGGATGCTGTGAAAAATAGAAATATAATTCATGCTTTTGTTTTGAAACCAGAACTGTTGCCTTTTAGCTATACGAATTTAAAGGATCTAATGACATCCAATATTACTAGCTACGCAATAGCCCGTGGAGTTAGCAAAACGGATGTTATAGGTTTGCAAGCAGCAAATTTACTAAGAAAATATGCTAAAAGTGGTATTCCAAATAATTTACTAGGTGAATTGCTAGCATATATTTTTTTAGAGCATGAGGATAATGCACTCAAACTCTATACCAGGGCGGAAATTTTAAAAGTCAAGCGAACAATCGATAGTGAAGGCATATATCTGAAAAGAGACCAGGGTAAAACTCAACTAATCCTTGGGGCATCACAATTAAACAATAATCTCGAGAATGCAATTAATAATGTAGTGAAGAAAATAGCAACCTTTGATAATAATCGGTCCAATGAGATGGTGCTGGCTACCGACATAGTTGACAGTTCCATTCTTCAGACTCAATTTGGTGAAGATAAGAGTAATGCCATTATTAAGTTAATGGCACCAACTGAAACAGACTTTGAAGATATTGCATCATATGGGATCTTTATTGGCTATAAGTTTAGAACCAAGTTAGATTTAGATGATTGCACGCAAGAAGAAGCAAAAGAGAAGTGTCGTCAAGCTATTAATTGTGATTTGGAACAAGCGGTTGGTCAATTGAATATAGCTATTCAGCAGCATCATTGGCAAAAATCGTCGTTTTATGTGTATTTGTTACCTTTTACTAATGCTGAACAGGATAGCCATGCAATAATGAAGGATTTGATAGGGGAATAAGATTATGCCACAACAGGGGAAAAAACTGGGTGAATACCTTTATGAGTATTTGGAAAATGATAAATACTTACACAAGCTGATGAGTATTTTGTCTAAGCAGTATGCTTGTTGGCTCTTCGGTTTTGATTGGAAGCTAACGAATAAACAAAAGCATGATTTACTACGGTTCGCTGACCTACTAGCAAAATCAATCAATGAAAAGGGAGACAATAGGCAAAAAAACATTGCATTAAAAATTATTGCCATCTTATCCAAAATGTATCCTGATGATCCTGAAGTAGGGCTGATTGCTAACGAGGTTTTAACCAGTTTTAATAATTTTTTGCCTCGTCGTGAGCAGAGCTACACGTTAGTTCCAACAATTGAACGGTTATGGAATGAGACCTTGATAAACTACCAAAAAGGAAAACGCCAAATCCCTGGAGAAGAGGATAAGTCATTCATCGGTAAGCAGAATATAATTTTTAAGTCATTGAGTAACGAACTTACCAGTTTTTCAGCTCCTACATCAATGGGGAAGACTTTCTTAATTGAGAAGTATATTGAGTTCAAGGTAAAGTCAGGTACCGTAGGTAGCTTTGCAATTACTGTGCCCAGTAAAGCTCTTATTACCGAAGTGAAGACTCAGCTTATTGATGATCTAGGCATGAAGCTGAAAGAAAAAACATACCGAGTGATTTTTCATCCTGATGAGTACCGGTCAGATTATGAGGGCAGCTACATTTGTGTGATGACGCCAGAACGTCTATTGGCCCTGTTAACACAATATTCAGAAGTACGGTTAATACATCTATTTATTGATGAATCTCAAAAAGCTACAGAAGCGAGTTCACGCAGCACCTTTTATTATGAGATATTTGACAAAATTAGTGCATGGGAAAGTCAGCCGAAGGTAACCTTTGCATCACCACTGATTCCAAATCCAGGAATATTTAAAAAATTAGTACAAACAGCCGAAGCAAATGATGGCCTTCGCATTGTCGAATCCCCAATAACCCAGGTGGAAATTATCTTTGATCGCTACGCTAATAAAGCGGAAGTATATGATGATTTGAATCAAAATACTATTCCGATAGGCACATTTAAAGAAACGCTATCAGTACCAGATATTATTCGGAAGATGATAAGCATTTTAGGGAATAGTAATTGCAACTTGGTTTATTATGGTTCAAAAGTCAATGCCATTTCAGATGCTGTGGTTGTTAGTCGTTCAATGGAAGAAAGTAACGATCCAAGGTTGATAGAGTTAGCTGATTATATTTCACGTAAAATTCACCCTAAATACATCTTGGTAAAACTAGTTAGAAAAGGAATAGCCTTCCACACTGGAGAATTGCCAGTTGACGTTCGCATTAGAATCGAGGAAGCCTGTCGGCAAGGAATCTTAAAGCTGGTTTTCTGCACCAGTACCCTACTGGAGGGAGTAAATTTGCCGGCTGATAATATTTTCGTTACTACGCTGCAAAATGGAAAAAGGACGCTCAGTCAATTAGACTTCTTGAACTTAATTGGTCGAGTGGGTAGGTTAGGTCACTCCATGCTAGGAAATGTCTTTCTAATTACTGGCGATACAGAGAATTCGCATAGTAACCGTGCTGCTTATTTATCTAGGATGAATAACAGACTAAAAAAAGCTAAGTTATCTGTTGATGTTATTAAGCCTAAGCAAGCGGCAGCAATTAAGAAGAGGCTAGAGAAAGGCGATGTACGTTTAGATAACATTGAAAAAGATAAGAACTATGATTTAATTCGTAAATTATCATTACTTTATGTCAAGGAATTACGGAATGATCATCATGGAGTAGTTAGAACCCATTTAGCAAAACATATAACCTACAAAGAAGAACGAAAAATTTTACAATCCTTACAAGAACGATATGCTGACGAATTAGAGGATGATATTAACTTCTCTTCTGATCAGTCTGAAAGTCTTAGAAACAAGATTAGTCAGGAAAATATTAAAGGATATCCTAATATTCATGATGGGGAAAAATTGAGGTGGCCGGAAGCCAAAGCTTTTTTACTCAAACTATCAGAAATATTTAACTGGGCTATTTATGAATCTGACTTTGTCCAGTCAAATCAAGATAAAGAGACTCGAGATAAGATAGTAGAAGATGATGCGAAAGTAATCTTACTTTGGATGAGTGGGTACAGTTTAAAGCAAATTTGTGACATCGCAATTCGAATCCGCGATCCGAGATATGGAGACACCAGGTTTCTAAATAGAGTAAGTCAACGTTATAATGACACACCTAATATTAACTGGGAGACTATAACCATCAATAAAGTGATGAAAAGATTGCAAAAACTTCAGTTTATATTAGGAAAATATTTCTTAAAGGTTACACAGGAGCTGACTAAAAGCAGAATACCACCGCAAAACGACTGGTATCGTTTTATGGAGTATGGAACAGATAGTGACTTACGGATTTGGCTACAACAAAATGGATATTCACGTGAATCCTCAGAATATATAGAAGACAATAAAGATGAATTTATCATTCAAGCCGATAATAATTACTTTGTCTCCAAGAATATTTTAAAAGCGAACGATCTTGATGCTGTTAGTGAGACTAAGGAAATTGAAATAAACGTTCCAGAAATTTTTATTTAGAGGAAGTAATCATGAATAACGAAAACTTAAGCATCAGTTATAACAAATTATGGAAGCTGTTAATTGATCGTGGAATGAAGAAAAAAGAATTACAAGAGGCTAGTGGAATAAGCGCTGCTTCTATTGCTAAGTTAGGTAGAAATGGTAATGTTACGACTGATATATTATTAAAGATTTGTGGTGCTTTACATTGCAACATTAGTGACATTCTTGAAATCAAAAGATAGGTGGTTATTTAGTAAATGGCAATTACAGAAATCGAAGACCGTATTACAGATATTATTAACCAAAATGATCCAAATGAGTTTATTTATGACTTTTTGAGTGTGTATGATTTTCCTAAGGCTACTATTACTAAGTTACGTAAGGGAACCAATAATTTAGCCAAAGAACAGGACGAAGTATATCTGAAAAATCGCTTGTACTTTAAACAGACTGATGAGAACCTAATGCAGAGTTTTATTGATGTTAAGGATAAGGTTAACCAGCTGGGATCCAAACCACGGTATATAATGGTGACGGACTTTAAGGACGTATTAGCCGAGGACACCAAGACAAACGATACACTTGATGTTGAATTTGAACGCCTACCACAAAAGTTTGAATTCTTCTTGGCTTGGAACGGGATTGAAAAGGCCGACTTTGACAGGGAAAATCCGGCGGATATTCGAGCAGCTGAGCGTTTTGCAAAACTGTATGACGTGGTGGTGAAAGACAATCCGACCGCTACCCGTCATGGACTGAACTTATTTTTAATTCGAGTATTGTTCTGCCTGTTTGCGGAAGATACCGATATCTTTGAAAAGAATCTGTTTACTAATCGTTTAAAGGAGTTAACTAAGCCAGATGGCAGTGACTTGGACAGCTTTATTAGTGATTTATTTAGCGTGTTAGATATCGAAAAAAAACGGCGGCCAGCTGAGACACCAAGTTGGCTGAGTGATTTTCCGTATGTGGACGGAGATTTATTTAAGGATCCGCATGAGCATTTGAAGTTTACAGAGTACTCCCGCAAGTTAATTATTGACGCCGGCGAAAAGCTGGAATGGGATCAAATTAATCCAGATATTCTCGGTTCAATGATTCAGGCGGTGGCGAGTGAAGACAGTCGGAGTCACTTGGGAATGCACTATACTTCTGTGCCTAACATTATGAAAGTTATCAAGCCATTGTTTCTTGATGATTTACGCCAAGCTTTTGAGGATGCTAAGGGGAACGAAAAGAAACTCAATCAATTGTATGACCGTGTCGGCAAAATTAAGTTTATGGACCCAGCCTGTGGGTCTGGTAATTTTCTGATCATTACTTATAAGGAACTACGGCAGTTAGAGATTGATATTCTCAAAGAATTAAACCGAATGGGAATTGCCACGATGTATGTTCCTTCGGTTACCCTTGATCAGTTTTATGGGATTGAAATTGATGACTTTGCATGTGATGTGACCCGTCTTTCCTTGTGGATTGCGGAACACCAGATGAACAAACAGCTGCATAAGGAAATTGCGGATGCTATTCGACCAACATTACCTCTGCAGCACGCTGGTGCGATTGTCTGTGGTAATGCTTTGCGGGTTGATTGGAATGAAGTACTGCCACATAAAAAGGATGATGAAGTTTATCTTTTTGGGAATCCACCATATTTAGGAGCAAAGAAACAAAACAAAGATCAAAAGGCAGATTTGAAGGCTGCTTTAATCGACAATAAGAAATATAGAAAATTGGATTACATAAGTGGTTGGTTTTATAAAGCAGCACTGTATATTAAGGATTCAGTGGCTACGGCGGGATTTGTTACCACTAATTCTATTATCCAAGGTGAACAAGTAAGTATGATTTGGCCTTCAATCTTATATTTTGCAACTATTATATTTGGTTATGCATCTTTTAAGTGGACTAACAGTGCGAAGAATAATGCAGGTGTAACCGTTAGTATTATTGGCTTAGCAGCAAAAAAACAGTTGAGTAATAAATGTTATTTGTTTAATAAAAACCATGTACTTTCAGTAAATCATATATCTCCATATATTGTTGAAGGTTCTGATGAAACAGTATCGAGTACGAGAAAAAATATAAATGGGCGAGGGTTACCAATTGCAGCTTTAGGGTGCCTTCCTTTAGATGGTGGTAACCTTATTTTATCCAATGATGAGTACGGCACCGTTGTTAAACAATATCCGATCTTAAAAAAAATAATCAGGAAGTTTATAGGTTCTTCTGAATTCATTAATGGAAAAACAAGATATGTATTTTGGATGAATGAAAGCAACTATAAGGAATATTCAAATATACCCATTGTGAAAAAAAGAGTGGATTTGGTTTATCAATTTCGGAAAAATGGGGGGCAGTCGGCTCGTGGTGCAATAGATACCCCCTATAAATTTTTTACTCGAGAACTAAGAGATGAAGCTCTTATTAAATCCCACAATGATCAAAAAAAACTATTAATGATAATTATTCCACGAGTTTCATCTGAAAATAGGTTATATGTACCGATGGGAATAGTTGGTGAAGACACAATTATATCTGATTCTGCAACCGCAATTTATAATGCCCCACTGTGGCTATTTGGACTTCTTGAGTCACGCATGCACATGACTTGGCTACGTGCAGTTGGGGGAAGGTTAAAGACGGATTATAGGTATTCAGCTGGGCTTGTTTATAACACTTTCCCTGTTCCGGAATTATCATCGCGTCGTAAAAATGAGATTGAAGAAATTGTTTGGGAGATCCTCGATATTCGTGATGAAGAGGGCGGCACTTTGGCCGAGCTGTATGGGTCCCCGCTGGCTGCCAAAAACCCGAAGCCAATGAATCCACGACTTAAGGCTGCTCATGAAGAACTGGACCAAGTTGTCGATCGAGCATATCGGGTTCGACCATTCAAAGATGATAATGAACGATTAGCATTACTACTAGAAATGTACAGTCAGAAAGTTAATGAGGAGAAGTAAATGAAAGATAAAAATGTAGTGGAGGTTAATTACCACCAGACTGGTAAAAGTACCAACACCAATGAACTAGGAATGCGGGAAATGCAGGTCCGTGTTTATCAACATCGGAAGTCAAAATATATTCTAGTTAAAGCACCACCAGCTTCTGGTAAGTCCCGGGCTTTGATGTTCGTGGCTTTAGATAAACTAGCTAACCAAGGTGTTAAAAAAGTGATCGTGGCCGTCCCTGAACGTTCAATTGGGCGGTCATTTAAGAATACCGATTTAGTTAAGTTTGGCTTCTATGAGGATTGGCAAGTTGATCCACAATATGATTTGACACTAAACGGTGGACAGGAAAGTAAAGTGCAAAAATTGCTAGATTTTCTGAAAGATCCCAGTGGACGGATTCTAGTTTGTACTCACGCTACCCTGCGCTTTGCTTATCAAAAGGTGGTAGATGATCATGCCTTTGACAATGTCATGGTGGCGATTGATGAATTTCACCATGTTTCTTCAAACGATAGTTCTGTTTTAGGAGATGCCTTACGGAATATCATGCACAACTCATCGGCCCATGTTTTAGCGATGACGGGTTCCTACTTCCGAGGTGATTCGGAACCAATTTTGTCTCCAGAAGATGAGCAGATGTTTGATAAGGTTACTTACACTTATTATGAACAATTGGATGGTTACCAGTATCTGAAGTCCTTTGGAATTGACTATAAGTTCTATCAAGGTCGCTATACTGATGCTTTAGATGAGGCACAGGACACAACTAAGAAAACAATTATTCATATTCCAAGTATTAATTCAAGTGAATCAACTAAAGATAAGTATGACGAAGTTGATCGTATTTTTGACACGATTGGTGATATTGATCATCAAGACGAGCAAACTGGTATTTACTTCATTAAAGATAAACACACCGGGAAATTGCTAAAAGTTGCTGATTTGGTGAATGAGGATGGCCGGGAAAAAGTCGGTGAATACTTACGGCAACTTAGTGGTCCCAATGATTTGGATATTATAGTGGCACTAAACATGGCTAAGGAAGGCTTTGATTGGTCATGGGCAGAGCAAGCATTAACGATCGGTTATCGGCACTCGCTAACTGAAATTGTTCAGATTATCGGCCGAGTTACTCGTGACAGCTCTAATAAGAATCATGCCCAGTTTACGAACATGATCGAACAACCTGATGCCAAGGATGGCGATGTTGAGTATGCGGTCAATCAGATTTTGAAGGCTATTACCGCATCGTTATTGATGGAACAAGTGTTGGCACCTGAGATTCATTTGAAGCGGCGTCAACATAAAAATGAGAAGCCAACCGGTGATACTGACATTTTGATCAAGGGATTGAAAGAACCTTCTACCAAACGAGTTCAGAGCATCATTGAAAATGATTTACCGGACTTAAAGGCAGCTATTTTGCAGGATTCATCAGTTAAACAAGGCATTGCTGCCAATGTGAGTGCGGAAGTTATGAATAGGGAACTCATTCCCAAAGTAGTTATGACTCGTTACCCTGACCTGAATGACGATGAAATTGATCAGGTCAGTCAATATGCCTTAGCTGATACGATTGTTCGTCATGCTAAAGTTGAAACGACTCAGGATAGTAAAGGCAATACTGATCAATTCTTACGAATGGCAGATAAGTTTATCAATGTTGACCAGCTAGACATTAACCTGATCGAATCGATTAATCCATTCCAGCGTGCTTACGATGTGATGTCACAAAATATTGATAGTGACACATTGCGCTTAATTGAGAGATCAATTGATTCCAAGAAGTACGATTTTACGGATGAAGAACTAGTTCAGCTATACAAGAACGCTAAGCAATTTGTTGCAGAGCATGGTCGGCGGCCAGACAAAAATTCTAACAATGAAGAAGAAGTTCGGATGGCCTATGCTTTAGCTAAATTGGCAGATCTGCGGGCAAGGAGGAATCAAGAAAATGAATAATCAACTGATCCATTCTCTTGAGGATGTGTTCAATGATCCTGAGGCAGATGAATTGCTTGTAGCTAAACCGAAGAAAAAGCCAGTTTCAACCGATCCGGACGTTGAGAATTTTAAAGAAATTCAAGAATGGGTTAAGCAACATCATGGCAAGGAACCGGAAAAAACTCGGGATATGTCAAGAATGGCAGAACGACGGATGGCAAACCGGCTGAAAGGTTACCGGAGCCATACCGATATGATTGAGTTACTGAAACCATATGATGAACTTGGCTTGTTAAATCAGGAAAGTCAAAAGCTCACCTTAGAAGACACGGTTAAGAGTGAACAGCAGGACTTTAATTCGCTTGATGATATATTGGGTGATGACTCGATCTTATTCGGTGATAGCAATCAAAATACTGTTAACAGTAAACTGTTTGATACTAAAAAGCTGCACGAGATCAAACGGGAACAAGAAAACCAGCCAGAGAAGGTTTCCCAACGTCACCAGATGGCAGATTTTGAGAAGTATGAGCCCTTGTTTAAAAAGGTACAGGCTGAGTTAGCATCCGGAAAACGCCAATTGCGTCCATTTAAAAACTATGAAATTTTGCTGCATCATTTCTATATCTTGAAGGGACAACTGCTTTATATTGAAGCAGTTGGTGACCGTAAATTGACCAATAATAAGAGTCAGCGTAAGACAGATGCTAGACTACATGTAATCTATGAGAATGGTACCGAGAATACACCACTACTAAATGGCTTGGCAGCCTCTATGTATGGGCGTAATGGAAAAATCGTTACTGAACCAGATGACAATATTGAACTGTCACCAGAAGAAGTTACCGGTTATATTTATGTATTGAAATCCGAGAGTGATAATCCTGAGGTACGCCGTGTTCAAGAAGAACACTCATTGTACAAGGTTGGTTACACCACAGGATCGGTTGAAAAACGGATTGCTAATGCTGAGAATGAGCCAACTTATCTTTATGGTCCTGTTAAGATCTGTGAGGAGTTTCAAGTAAGCAACTTAAACTCTGAGGCCTTGGAGACGGCAATTCATCATGCTTTAGCTAATTATCGCTTGGATGTAGATATTAAAGCACCGAATGGTAGACTTATTCATCCACGAGAATGGTTTGTGACTGATTTGGGTACTATTAATGATGTCGTTAATGGTATTGTTGCTAAGCTGCAAATGAATCAGGAATTGTAGGAGAATTAATATCAAAAATTCAAATTTTGAGGTTTTAAAGGATAGAGATATTGTGGCAGTTTTGGACGGGGATGAGCGTTTAGGATTCATCGATGAAAATGATCCTTTTTCAGATGAAATAAGGATGCCGTATTTATCTGGACCGATGATAAAAGAAATCTCAGTTCGCTTCTCGTGTTCAATACAGAATTACGAATGCCCTAGCCGTTGGAAATATATGTACTTACTGATGGACAAAGCTATTTCTAGCAATGTTATTTCCAAGGTTATAGCCTATATTTTTAGTAAATCTGAATACTTAGCTAAAGAGGGTTCTTTAGATCTGTATGATGCAACTGTGAGGATGGCTTTAGAACGTATAAATGGATTACTTGAATTTAGTGGATTCAAATTAAAAATAAAAAATGATACTGCTTTCATAGTAGATAAACAATTATCTGCTGTTCACGATCCCAACATTAATAGGATTGATGTGAACTACATAAGAGAATTGTCCGAAAGAGTATTTGATGATATCGATAGATCTGAATATGACAGTGCTATAACTAAATCTAGAACTCTATTAGAGGAAACGTTTAATTATGCTATTGAGCAAAAAGGTGAAGAAGCATCTACAAATGGTAATATTCACAGATTATATAAACAAGTAAAGAACTTATACTCTATGCATACCGATAATGTTGCAGATAAAAGAATAAATAAGCTTTTATCAGGACTAGAAAATATAGTAAGTGCTATTGCAGAGATGAGAGACAGTGATAGTGATGCACATGGTGTAGGAAATCGTCGATTAAAAATTGATAAACACCATGCTGGATTAGCAGCTAATTCGGCCGTAACTATGTCAGACTTTATTATTGCTGTTGTAAGAAAAAATAAGGGACAAGATAACTATTAA